AATGCAGCTGCATCTTGTTCTTATAATGGTGGTACTGGACGAGCATTGTCCTTAACTTTGTTAGACACTGCTATTCAGAAAATCAGAGAGAACGGTGGAGAACCTAAATTAATTCTACTCGGTCATGACCAGTACTTTAATTTGGAAAGACTGTTAAATACTAACCAACGATATATGGGACAAGAAGAGTATCAAGTTGGTGTAGGTGCAGAAAGAACCTTCCCAGGAACTAGAACTGGTTTGGTTTTGGCAACCTATCAAGGAATTCCAATACTTCCNGATGCAGACGTAGCTAAGTCAGTNGCAACTAACGANAGCAGTTNTGGGTTCAAATGTTTATGTCTTAGACACAGACTACCTAGAAATTGCTGTTGCNCAACCTACTCAATACGTTGAGAATAGGGACTACTTCGCAGCTAATGCTCTAGTAGTAAGAGGTCTACTCTACACTATGGCTGAATTGCGATGCAAGAACATATTTGTTCAATCAAAAATTGCTGACTTGAACGCATAATCGAACAGGTCAACTGCGTAGGGGGTAAGAAGGCTTGCCCCCTACATTATTACAATACATATTAAACTATCTAGGTGAATAAAAATGGCTGATACAACTGACCAAATATCCATTGACCTAGCAGTGTACATGGAAAGATTAGATACGTATATAGCCACCCAGTCACAGTTAAACGAAACCTTATGCAGTAGACTGGAAAGTTTAGATTCTGAACTAGACGATTTAAGAGATTGGAGAAGTAGGTTTTATGGGGCAAAATCATTAATGTTTATGATGGGCGTATTATTAGCCCATGGTGCGGCAGTCATTGCAGCAATGGTTACCGTATCAAATATAATGCGCGATTAGGAGAAAACGTATGGCGAATGAAAGACATACTGATGCAAGAACATGGGAAGTAGATTCGTCTACTAGACAATCAGTACATCCATATACGAAGTATAAACCTTTTAGGTCAGCTACTTCTACTACTGCAGCAAATTTAACTTCCGTAGCACGGGGGGAAATTGCTACAAACTGGGTAACAAATCCACGAATTGAAGCTACTGATATAGGTATATTTACTGCCTCAGGTTCAGCTATTTCTAGGAGTACCGCACAACAATCAGTAGGAGCAGCATCATTATTGGTAAACCCCGCAAACTCTGCCAATCACGAAGGCTTTTACTGGGAATCCCCAAAAATTCCATTTAGTGTAAATCCTCAATATTTATCTGTACAAGTTGAACATAGAGGAGCTTCTGCTTCAGGAGCAGTTAAAATAGAAATAAAAGATACAACAAGTACTGTGCAACACGCTGTATCTGCAAGCTCTGATTTAGCTACAAGTTGGACACGCATAACTACCACTTATGCTATTCCAGGTTCAACGGCATCAGCTGCATATAGATTATATGTAACTACTGCTGGACAACACAACATTAACTATTATGTTGATAAAATTATGTTTGAGGTACGTGAAGATACTACCGCAGTATCTACTTACGTAGATGGCTCTAGCGGAATTAATTATGAATGGACTGGAACAGCTAATGCGTCTAGTTCTATAAAACGAGCAGATGCAGACGTAATAAGAGGTATAAAAATTACAAATGAATCTGGTACTTCGGCTGAAATTGTTTACGTTGCATTCGATACCACTGCTACTACCTCAACTGGAATACCTGTTTTGGCTGGCGCTACTCTGGAAACGAATTATCCTTTAGATTTTCGAAATAATGTTTCAGTAATTGCAGCACAAGGTACACCCACTGTAAGTGGAGTAATTTGGGGGATAGCAGGGTTTTAAATGAGTACACAAGACTTAACAACATATATGGAACCTAACGTAATGTTTTTAGAAAAAGCATTAGATGGAAGAGTCGCTATGGACGACATTTCTGATGCTTTAGAAGAATATACTCGTTTACATAAAGCCGGTATAGCTTCGCCTGCTGAAATTTTAACGTTATCAAGAGCTTATCCTGAAAATCCTATTTATGCTAAAGCATTAAAAAAGATGAATGTAAATGATGATGATTCGTTAGTTATTGGCGGACCTGCTTCTATTGAATTAGTAGATAGAGAAGGTCATTTAATTACTACAGCCGCATTAGATAATGCGTTTCAAAAATATATGTCGAACTTCAGAACTCGAAACGCAATGGTGTTACATTCTGATGTTCAAGTTGGGTGGGCATTACCTGCTTATATAAGCAAGGGAGGCCAAATATTTAAATCTGGGGTGGATGATAAAGGTTTATTTTTCATTACTGAGCTACGAAATGATACAAAGATTGCTAAAAAAGTAATGGAACAAATTAATGAAGGAAGACTAAAAAGTTATAGTATTGCTGGAAGCGCTGTAAAAACACAAACCATTCAAAAAGGTTTACAATCAGTTATGCAAGTAGATGAAATGGAACTAGCTGAAGTAACCGTATGTGAAAAAGGCGTAAACCAAGGAGCTTCCTTCGACATTATTAAAGCAGAAAATGCTGCAACACAATCTTGTGTAGATGGTAGTTGTTTAATTCAAAAAGAAGAATCGTGTGGTTGTGAATCCGAACCACTAGGAGCTGAAATGATTTATAAACAAGATGGCGATATTGATTTCTTAAACTCACTTTTAAATTTTATAAAAGATGAACCGGGAAGTATGGGGATACATCGAACTGCTCCGGGATACTCTAGTCCTGCACCTCAACGAAGTCCTAAAACTAGGTTCGAACGTCCAGCAACTACGCCAGGAAAGCCACGCAGAGTTCCAGGCAGAGTTCCAGGTGGCAGACCCAGACTTGAAGGCCCACGTCCAAGGCCCATACCTCCAAGAGGAGGGCGAAGGCCCAATGAACCGCGTCCAAGGCCCCAACCTATGCCAAACTTTGAAAGGGGGCCCAGACCAAGGCCCGTACCTCTAAGTGGACCAACGCCCACAGCCAGACCTAAAATGCGTCAAGCACCTTTACCAGAAAGAGGTTCTATAAGTCGTCCTAACACAACTGCACAAGTTCGTCCCGTACCTCGCCCTAAACCTACTGTTAGGGAAGCTGTACTAAATCCTAAAGTAATGGGACAGGCTGCAAGAGCTGCAAGCCGTGGCGTAAGTGCTGCAGGTAGCGCAGCTAATGAATGGGTACAGAGCGACCCAGCTAAACCAGTACGCGAGAAAATTGAATCTATATCACAACCTGTTCGAGACGCTGCTAAGACATATAGAGATACAAAGTCCAAAGTTAAAAGTGGTATTGCAGACGCTGTAAAAAGAGGTGTTAGCGCTGCTGCTAACCTACCAAGACCTTTCCAGCAAAAACCTCAAGTAGCACCTAGACCAAACGTAAAACCAGATATACCAACGCAGAGAAAACCTCAACCAAAAACAGCACCTCAACCAAAACCAGAACGTTTAAAAAAAGAATCCCAGGATATTCTAAACGAAAGTATTATATTACAAAAATTGTTACAGACTCTAGATAATCCAGAAGGAACTTCTTTTCCTACATTAATTAATACACAAGCTCGACAAGATGAGCATCATAGATTATTAGACCGATATGGATTCCCAGAGGAAATAGAACCTGAATTTGCAAGATATACTCCTGTAGTGGAATATAATCCTTTACATTCTTCTCCACCATGGGTAGTTAACGAAGCAGGTCAGAATTTAGGAATACGAAATTATGAAGATGCTTTAACGACTCCTCAAATAGGAACGCACACTAAACGTGGCATAGTTGAAGGAGCAAATTCTAATGAGGTTCCAGTTTCTGAATTAAATAGCACGGATGTATTTAAAAATATCCTTTCTATGATTACTAGTCAAAAAGCAAAAGAAGCAGGACGTCCGTTAGCTGAACCAAAAATAGAAGTAAAAATATCTAAAGCTGATGATTTCTTTGATTGGATGGCTCGCGAAAATAAACATATTTATAAAGAAGATTGTCCGTGTGAGTTTTGTTTTCAAAAAAATGCTGATTATAGAGGAGTAGTTGAAAAAGCTGTTCCAGCTGGCCTAGCCGCTGCGATAAGGGCTTTAGGTACTGGCACTAAAAAAGTTGCGACTTCTAGAGCAGCCAAAGAAGCTGGGAAAGGAGCTGCTTGGATGGGCGGCGCTTCTATACTGACACGTCGTGGACCGGGAGCAGAACAAGACGCAATGCAGGGTTCATCTGTACGTAATAGTGTCGATTTAAAAAAAAAGACTATAATTTAGATGAGCTACAAAAAGCTAGTCCTTGGAGCAAGCCAGCCGGATGGGCAGCTAGGGGAGTCACTGCAGCGGCAAGGAATCCTAAAGTACAACAAGCTGTACGAGGCACCATGCTTGAAAAACCTACCGCATCGCTTGCAAAACCAGAAACTCAAAGAAAACTTCAGTGGTTGACGGACCCAATAGGTACTGCAGGAAAAAAAATTGGTGAAGCAATCAGTGGAGCAAAAGCTGCACAACAAGTTGGGTCACGCTACACTCCTTCGGCGGAAGCGCAAAGATTTGCCGCAGTAGCTGATAAAACCAAAGCTCCTGCTAGACGGCGTAAAGTAGAAACTAAACCTGATACTACGAGAGAATTTCCAGACAAAAAAACTATAGGACCTGGTCCAGGTAAACGAACAAAGACAAATCCAGACGAACGAAGAAAGCCAGGCCCGGACAAGCAGCATCCGTATGTATCTCCTAGAGGTCCTAAGGCAGACCCAAAAGTAGACCCAAAGGTAGGACCAAAAGTAGACCCAAAGGTAGGACCNAAANNANNNCCNAATGGTGTTCCTACTTCTTTGCCCGGTAGAAGTCCCGGAGATATTACAAGACGTCCAGGCAAAAGCCCTGGAGAAGTTACACGAACGAAATCGCCTACTACGACACCTAAAACTACACCTGGGACGGCACCTAAACCAGGTCCTGGAACTAAAACTACACCTAAGACACAACCTGGTCCAGCTAAAACTACACCTAAAAAAACACCTAAAACTACGCCTAGGACGGCCCCTAAGCCCGGTCCTGGAACTAAACCTAAAAGAAAGTGGGGAATAGACCCAACTATAATACCTGATATTAATCCAGACAACGTAGACCCAGATTTAAACCCAAAGTTCGACCCAAGGTTTGACCCAGAGTTTAACCCAAGGGATGACTCAAGGTTTGACCCAGAGTTTAACCCAAGGGATGACTCAAGGTTCGACCCAAGGTTTGACCCAGAGTTTACCCCAAGGTCTGAAGAGGATAAGACTAAAACAAAAAATGAAACAAAAACGGAAACAAAACTTGAAACAAAACCTGAACCAAAAGTACAACCTGTACCTCAAGGAATAAAAGTTGGAGCACCTGCTTTTGCACCACCCGGTGTACGACCACCAATACCGGTTGGAGTTTCTGCCGAGGAAGCTGCTCGAAAATTCAAAGACTCAGGAGTTGATGACTTAAAAGGTAGTAGAAGAACTGCGGGAGGTACACGTTTATCTAGTCCTGGAGCTAAAAGTCGGGCTCGTGTAGGTTTTGATACACGTGAAAAAGAACAGGAAGAAGGTGAAAGACCACGCCTTTCAGGCTTTCAAAGTATGGTAAAAGAGGCAGTACAAGACGCTTTTTTAGACTTGAGGAAGTAGACAATCCATTTGCTGTTGCTACTTCCCAAGCCAAAAAAATGGGGTATTCTAACTTTAAAGAAGGAAGCCCAGGAGATAAAAAACGCAAGAAAATTGCGGAAGCTATAAAAGAAAAATAAAATTACGGAGGGTTACAAGTAACCAAAAATGACAAACATTCTTACTCAGGCACTACACTTTTTTCATTTGCCAGGAGGGCATAACTACCACGACCACTCAGACGAAGAGTATGAACTGTACAAACATATAGAACATATAGATGAACCAGTAGAGTCTACACACTGTAAATATTGTGATTATGATAACAGGACTCAGCAAGAAAAATACCGAGACAGTCATTTAATATAGGATTTTGGTTACTTTAGCAGTATAATAAAATAAGATGAAGTCAGAGGAGGACATATGGATGACGCCTTAGACCACGAGTGTATCTGTAATTGTGAAGAAAAAAATTCTGAGCAATGCATATGTAAAGCCGAAGATGGATGTGATTGCCAGGGCTGTGGCTGTGATGATGAACAAAAAGCACAATGTGACTGTGGCAATTGGCAACAATGTGCAATAGAAGAACAAGATAATTAAGGAGAACATTAGATATGATAAGAATACTTACATTAGGTATCCAGTTTTTTATGCTGAATAGNGGNCAATCCAAAGCCGGGAAAGGAGTTCTTAACGAAGGCATGGATGTTATAAGCGCCATNGGTAAAGCAATGAAAGACAAAAAGATAACTAACGCAGAGAAAAAAGCTGTAGTAAAAGAGATAAAAGAATTTTCTAAAGCTGCAACTGACCTATTAGATTCCATAGCAATTCCTGAATAATCAGATGACCCTATGGATTTACAAAATCTCAAGCTACCGTTAGGCATAGTATTATTAATTCTAGCTCAAGCATTCGGTGTAATCTGGTATGTAAGTGGGTTAGATGCTA